ATAAACTTTTCAACAATTGGTAAACCTTTGAGCCTACTGTTTCTTTCAGGTCTGCAAGTGCTTTATCAAATTTTTGTGTTGCTGTAACATTTTTTTCTGCAGCATCTCCATATTTCTTTTGTGCTGCATCATTAAGTAATGTAAGGGCTTCCTGATTTTTTCCAGCCTTTGACAATGCTTCTGCTTGTTCATAAGTTGCATCTGACAAATCAGGAAATATCTTTGTTAATTCTTTTGCACTTAATTCTCCATCAGTAAATGCTTTAGCAAGTTTACTTGATACGGCTTCTGCAGATAGCGCTCCAGCAGTATATGCTTCAATATCTTTAGCAGTATTAATTAATTCAGCAGATAAAGCCTTTGAGTCAGCAGGTAAACGAGAGCCTAACTGTGTAGCAAGTTTAATAATTTCATCATTATCAACTGCTATTGCTTTGCCAAACTTTTCAGCATCAGCAGTAATCTTAGCAAGAGCAGCAGAACCTTCACCAAATGTTGTGGTGGCTTCTCGCATTGTTTGTTGGGCTTCTTTAGCCTCATCAATGCCTTGCTTTAAAAATGTTACGCCTTGTTTTGCTACAAACGCAGATGCTGCCAAACCTGCAGCAGCAGCAGCCCCTTTAAGTTTAGAAGACATGCCATCAATCTGTGTATTGGCATCATTTATTCCAGAAGTAAGTTTTTGGGTTTGAGCAACAATATCAATTGTTATCTGGTTAGCCATTCTTCTTCCTCCTGTTAACTGCAGTTACGATTGCAGTATATTCTTCCAGCGTCATGTCCCAAAACTGCTGTGGTGTGAATCCTGTTTCTGCACAGAATTCTCCCATTATGCTTAGGCTGGATTCACTTCTTTTGGGACAGTGAATTCAACTCCAGCAAGATCAGTCAATTGTTGGATTGACATTTCTTCTGCTTCTCCTATTGTAAGCCCTGGGTTGTTTCGCTTTGCCATCATATACTGCATTGCAAATGCTAGTTTGGATTTGGATTTTGCTTCTGTCCATTCATCCATAGGTAAATCAAGATATTCTTCAACCTCTGCAAGTTCTTTCCACTTCAGGGTATTCATTAAATCAAAGTTGTCCATTTTACTGCCTCCAATTAGTCTAAGTTGTACTTTTTTATTCTTTCCTGGATACTATCATTGTACTTTTCAATAATGTAACCAAGGTTGTTATATACTGCTGGTCTTAAATAAGGTTGAGCCTGGATATTTTTCTCAGGCCAGCCATATTCTTGAACACCTGCATAAACTACTGTTTGACTTCCAGCCATTATTTGTGCTTTCTCTGCTGAGGCATTGCCCTGAACAGATGAAGCCAAAGCACCAGTTAATCTTGGTGCCATAGCAGAGGCTTTTTGTGCTAGAGTCGTACTTAGTTCTTTATTAAGTTCTACATTTGACTCTAAATCTTTAGAAAGTTTATTGAGAGTATTTTTTACCTCATTAACTCCTGTGATTGTTATTTGTGCCTCTGCCATGACTACCTAATTAGAATGACTCTACTCTTGTTGGCTTGCCATCAAGAATGAAGTTCAAATCATATACAAAGAATTCTCCTGCGGTTCCACCAAGATCAGGAACAGTCTCTGCATAACCTGTGGCTGTGAACCATGGTTGTGATGCAGATGGTGTTGCATTTCCGTGTGGTGCAAATGAGATATTTACAGTCACGCCTGGGTTATCCCAGAGGAATGAATGTAGTGATGCTGCTGCTGTATCCTGGAATCCAGTTACAGCGCAAGTGAAATCAAGTGAGTCTTCGTAATTTCCAAAGCCAAGGGTATTTACTGCAGATGAGAAAGTTACATTACTTACTGCGCCTGCATATTCGGTACCATTGATTTCAAAAACTACTGACTTTCCTTTAATTCTTGCCATGTTAGTTTCCTCCTTCAATATCAATTGAAATATTTATATTTGTTGCTAAAAACCTAGCACCATTTACCTCTTGGATAAACGGTTTATCTACGGTTAGTTTATTTGCTGATGTATATTCCCAAATTGCAGGAATAAGAGTATCAAGTGTATCGTCAAGATTTTCTGTCTCTGTTTCATTAGTCGCATATGGAACAAGTATTAATACTTTCCAATTAGTTGCATAGTCTGCATCGTATTGGTTTTCATATACAGTAATGAACTCAGTATCTGGTTCCATAATCGCACAGAGTGGATTTGGTCTTTCAGGTACATACTTGTAAACTTTTGAGATACCACCAAGAATGATGGCACTTTCAAGTTCAGTTCTTACTTCTGCTAAATTCATCCGAATCTCACCATGTATCTGTTAAGTAAAGGATACACACCAACGAGAGGGTCTCTTGCCGTATTTAACGGCGCTGCATCATAAGTTGCATATTGAGCCACTCCCATTGGTGCGTTACGACGATGGAATAGTTCTGAACCTACTTCAAGATAGCAACGCTTCAACACACCAACAGGAACTTTGGTGGATGCAATATAATTTGCAACCAAATCCTTTGCTGTATCCCAGCATTCTTCTACATAGGCATCATCATTTGCAGATGCACCTACATATGCCTTCAAGTCTGTCCAGTCCATAATCTTACTCCTATATTAATTAGTCAAGCGGGTTTGCAACAATAGTCATTGCCTTTGGCTCTGGAGCAGCGATGCCCAAGTATCCATAGACTGAGAATGAATTTGTTAGCGTTGTGATTTCTTCGTCGTTTAGACGGAATGGTGCACCAGCAGACTCGTAAGTTGTGAGTGCTGCAGAGTTACCAACATAGAATGAACCATTAGCGAGTGATGGATCCATTACGATTGGGAGACCAAGAATTGTTCCTGTCAAACCAACTGGGTTGATTGAACCGAATGTATTTACAGTTGCGCCTGCATTTGAAAGAATTGGGCGACCAGCCTGGTCTACAACCTTTGCAAGAGCCTGGAAGACATCGCTTGAAACAAGGATAACTTCTAGTGCATAACCTGCGTTGTTATTTACATCAGCAGCAGCCTTTGCAAGTGCTCCGATTACTTCGTCAGCATCCCATGATGCGACAGTTGCGGTGTTGAAATCACCAGATGCAGCAATAACTGCAGCACGAGCAGCAGCGTTTGTTGCAGCAGCATACTTAGCGACCATTGCACGGAATGCAGTGTCAACATAAGCAATGCTTGAACGCTCTACAACCTGACGAGACATATCTGTGTAACCACCGTATGTCTTGATTGGAGCGGTTTCAGATGTTAGAGTCAACTTGCCGTAGTCAAGGACATCGCCTTCTGCAGCCTGTTCTCCAACAGCGAGAGTATTTGTATTTACCTTTGGATACTCAACATTCATTCCATCTGCAGGTAGTGCTGCTGAGGATAGAACATTAAATGTTGGGCGACCAGCGTTAAGAATACGAACAGTGTCAGATACCCAAGCGTTCTTCATAATAGAATCGCCTGAATCTGCACCTGTGAATGTACGGTGTAGTGCAAGAGCATCTTCGTTTCCTGCTGCTACAGCCTTAACCCAAGAACCGAATGAACGGAACTGTGGGACTTGAATTGTTGGAGTTGCTGTTGATGCAATTACATCTAGACGGCGCTCCAACTCCTCTGCGTGATTACGAACTTCGTTAATTGCTGAAGTGTAATCAGGTGTTTCTTTTTCCATGGATATTTCCTCCTGATTGGTTTCTTCTCTGACTGAAAGTACTTCAGCCTTATCGTAAGCAGGAAATGCCACTAAGGATACTTCCTTAAGGTCAACCTTTTTACGGATTATTGTTTTGTCTTTCTTTTCATCTATTACTGGGATGAATCCAACTGAGAATGAGCGGATTGCTCCATCCTTAACCAAGTTAAGTGTCTCATTTCCCAAAACTGTTTCTGAAATCTTTGCTCTAATTAATAGGCCTTCATCAGATTCTTCCATTTCTGTGACGACACCAATGATGTCTTCATGGTCACGGAATAATTTAACATTTGCGTTTAAATCTACAGCACCTTTTTCAAAGCGCTCAGACCATCCACCACCAATGTCAATTGTGTCATTATAAGGAACAGCCATGCCAGAAACTTCACGCTTCTCAGCATCAGTTGCTCTTATCTCAAATGAGCGGGTAATCATATTTGTCATAGTCATTACTCCATTTTACGCCACAGGTTGATTGTCAACTGGGACATCAACTGCGACTGGTTGTTGAGTTATTTCTGACATGCCTTCCATTTCACGAACTTCAGGTACTGTCAAGAAATTATTTGTTAAGCCAATTGCATATGACTCATATCTTGTTTTTACATTTGGACGAAGGAACTCAGTCAAATTAAATTCTGCGTACTGTCCTCGTGGAAGAAGATCTGTAATCGCTTGCTGGATACGAACAATATATTGTTGTAAACCATCTTCATATAGTTTTGCTCTGTCTTCGTTACCGTTTACATAAGTCATGCCTTGTCCTTCAATGCCTAGACCCAAATAAAGTGTTGGTACACCAAACATCATTGCGATTTGTCGTGTAATAAACTTCTGGTTTTCTAGGAATTGTGCCTGCTCAGGGTTAAGTGAAATAGAATCATACTTAAGACCTGATGAAAGGACTGCAATACTTCTTTCTTGCTGAGATGCAATGAATGCTTCTTTATTTTGTTTTGCTACATCTGCAGAAAGAAATTCTGATGTTGTTAATGTTCCTGTTGGAACTGCTGCTGTTCTAAACCAGTTGTCTGCATAATTATGTAAATCTAATGCAGAACGCAATACTGATTTGTGTCTTTGAATTGGTCCTTCACCAAGAAGACTTGTTGCATTTGGACTGTGCCACAATTTGAGATGCTTGATATCTTTTGATGAATATCTTTTTGAACCATACAAGTAATAAATCTTTCCTGTCTCATCTGTTGAGACGCTTACATCTGTTGGATGCAAGTTTGTAATATTTACAATGCCTCTTTGTCCACGCTTAATTAACCAATAAGCATTTCCAAATGTAGCCATGTGAATTAATGTTGTACCAAGCCATTCTGCTTGTGAAATTTGATTTTCAATATCTGGTGTTTCTAACCAAAGCGGTGTTGTTAATTGTTCGTTGCCTCTATAAACATTTACAGGGATCTGCATTATTGCAGTTTCCAAAACTGAAGTTGCTCTTGAAACAGGAACAAGGGTAAGTGCAGTAGTTGGTGTTACTCCAATTGCTTCTCTTGCTGGTGCAGTGTTTGCTATTCCACGATTTTCAGTGTCAGGAACAAATGCTGGAGTTAACTCATAACCAAGTCTGCTTACTAATCTGTCTCTAAATCCCATTGCGTTCTCCTCAATGTACCATCTGTTGCGGTTTGATTTGTGTTTCCACAAACCAGATGGCTAATACTGTTGCTACTGCTGCATCAATATCAGTTCCACTATCTTTACGGGCGATTCTCCATGATTCTCCGCTATTTTTGCGTACTGCTCGTTGCATTTGTAGGGTAACTATCTCATCACGAGGATGAATTAATTGCCTCTTGATAATTCTACTATAAGTGTTGTTTGACGCAGATATTAAATCTTTATTACTTGTCATTTGTACACGCAAACCCTTTTGTTTTAGGGCAGCACCCAAATCATCCAACACATTTCCATCCATGATAAATGGCTTTCCGTATTTTGCCAGGTCTACACAGACTTTAATGACATTATCTATATCTGTATTATTTAATGATGCCACCAATTCTGTGGCTATCTTTCCGTCTTCTTGCATCTGTGCAGTGACAATACTGACATATTCCCAGCCAGAGGTTCTTTCAATTGCAAACACTTCTGGGTTGGTTGGCCTTCCTTCAGGGCATTGAGACCAGGCTCCAACAGGGATCCAAGCGTTCATACTGGACACAAACTGGTTTAAACGATATCTTCTAGCGTCTGGTTCAGGCATTGTTGCTAATTCATTCTTGACAGATTCCCAATTTAGGATTCCGCTTGCTAATTGTGGGTTTGCGGTACGCACAGCCTCTTCATCATCTAGGGCACAACCCTTTGGTGCTTCCCAGCAGAAGAATCCAAATCTTTCCAAGTCTTCTTGCCCATTTATGGCAGCCATTCCTCTTTCGTACAAATGTTTGAGAAGGTTTGATGTGTCATCGCCAGCAGTTGTGATTCCAATTGTTATGCCATCTGTGCGGGTAGCAGAACCAAGGCTCATAGCAGTCCAAACATCTTCTTTGGCAACATGCAACTCGTCAAATATAACCATGGAAGGATGCAGACCTTGAGCAGTTGCAACATTACTACCAATAACCTTATACATACCTGTACCATCTTTAGTCCAAAGTCCTCTATGTTCTGTGGATTTACTAAAGAAATGTGCAAGCAATTCACTTGAATCTACCTGGTGTTTTAGCCTGCGATAAACGATTTTAGCCTGATCAGCAGATGCTGCAACAGAGATAACTTCAGGTGCAGGCT